TTCCCTTGCGACAATTGTATTATAACAGATACCCCCATACATGAAAAGCATTTTTGTGTTAACAAATTGGTTGAATTGTTAAGCCGCATAAGCGCAAAAAAAGCGGTTGGCCCCGATGCCTTGTTCAGCACCGAATCCCCCCGCCTATTGTTTCATTTCAACCAAACGGCCAACAACGCCTTCGTGAATTCGTCATCCATCGCCCGCCGCGCCTTGTTCACGCGGGGACAGGGTCTTCGGTTACACAGGGGTAGCCCTTAACGATTTGACCCCCTTTGCGGGAATAGCCCCATGGTATATGGGGGGGGTCACCGCGATTCATTCCCCGAACAGCTTATCAAGTGATTCATGCCCGCGTCGCACGCGGTAGTGGATTCCCGCGGCGCGCTTGCGTTCAATGTCTTCAATCGCGCCGATAATATCTTCGGTGTCGGGTGTGAACCAATAATAACCAACAGCAGAATAACGAATGCCGTTCATGGCTTTGGAAACTTCCGAACGGCAAGACGGTCGCAGTCCCAAAGCATTTGTCGCGTTGGTTATCGACGTATAGTATTCTATATCGCCTTCTGTATACCCGCCCCCCTGTTTTATGCGAACGACGCAAACAGGCTTTGACGTTGATATGTTGGGTCGGCCGTTCGCATAGGTGCGCGGGTTCGGTTCAACGATTAGTTTTGTTCCTTTGAAAGTCCAACGGTAACCGCCCGCCGACCAAAGGCGACCCTTAGCACATCGGGAAATATTGCGGGCTTGCGCACCCGTGAACCGTTCGGCTTGCATACAAGATTCGTATTCTTCGCAGAACGTTCCGTCGGGAAGCCATTGCCAAACGGGAAGTTTATCGGTCGAATTACCGCGGTCAAGGGTTTCAATCTTCCAATACATCTTTCGACAAAGGCCGCCCGTCTTAGCGGCGCGGCGAATGTTTGCGGAATCAGCACCGAAAGCGGCTTTGGCTTCGGTCAGCGAATCGAACGTTCGAATGAAGTTGCCGTCGTAGTCATAACAAGATACCTTGGTTCGATGGTTTGCCATTATGTTTTTCCCCCTTTCTAAACTTAAGTATCGTTCGAAAAATCTAAGCGTTGCCCAAAGGTCTGCGGGTTACGGGTAAGGGTGTTTATCCCCTTACCCCTAACCCCCGACCCCCGACTTAAGTTAATGTATATCTCTATAGGCTGTTCTTAAACTTAAGTTTTTTATAAGTGCGCGTTTTCGGTGATTGCTATCCAATCATCGGGGTTGTTCTTTGCCCAATCAGAAACCGCCGCAGTACTCACCCCCGCGCGTGCGGCGATGTTCGTCTTCGTCAACTTATCGCCATTGGCCAAACAGTTTTGAACCGCTTTTCGATACTTGAAGACGGAAGCATCACTTCGGGCGGTATGCGCCGCGCTCATGCGGTCATAAGTCATTCCGTAGACGCGTTCGTAGTTCGGGAAATCGGCGCGCCAAACTTCTTCGCGGCGGGTAGACTTGAACGAACGCAGAGTTTCGTTAAAGACGAAATAAGAAATTCCCGCTTGAGTTTCATACTGCAGTTGTTCGGGCGATGTCCCCTTCAAGTTGTCGTCGGTTGCCGTCATCATGGTCAAGATGCAATCGGGATGACGTGCGAAAGCACCCGCGCCGCTTCCCATGTCAATTGACGCTTTACCATCCTGCGAACCTTTTGGCGTGTGGTGCGTCATGAACGACGCGCAACCCGTGTTCCTGCGGATTTGGGCAAGACGTTCAAGGAATTGCATCACATCGCCGTTGCTGTTTTCTTCAAGGTCACCCATCAAAGAATAAATCGGGTCGATTATCAGCAAGTCAAGCTTGTTGACTTTGGCGAAAAGTTCGATTGCGTCTTGCAGGGTCTTCAAGTCGGAACAAACGCCCGCGCAATTCAAGAAGAAAACGTTTTCGGGATGCTGAAGGGGTTCGGCGTCGCCGATAAGCTGAAGTCGTTCGAATATGTCGTCTTCGCCCAATTCCATATTAACAACACCGACGCGGCAAGTGTTACACTTGTAACCCAACCATTCGGAACCGTTAGCGCAAGCGACTGCAAGTTTCAACATCAACCACGATTTGCCCGCCTTTGACGATGCAACAAGTATTCCTTCGCGCCCCTTCTTCAGCGCGTTGACGATGATGTGTGGAACGGGTTCGGGCGGGTTGGCCATAATGTCGGCGACGGTGCGTTCTTTGATGCCGAAATGCGAAAGCGCGTCGGCAAGCTTTGCGCGTTCAATCTTCGCCGAAATGTCGGAATACCAACTTTCCCAATCGGGCGCGCCGCAGTTCGTGCAAACAAGCGATTGAGTCGTTCGGCCCCTGCGTGCGCCCGCGAACCTTGCCCATCGGTTGGGGTTCATGCAAGCTTCATCGATGGGCGTACCGTATGCGGCGCAAACATCGCGAACGAATTTGAACCGTTCGCCATATTCTTTGGCGTTTTTCGCGTCGACCTTAACGATTGCGTGAATCGACTTGTTGCCGCTGAAGGTGATGCAAGCGACGGGAAGGTTCAGCGCAATCAAAGTCTTATATTGGTCATAAACGGGAACGTCATCGGATTCCACCAATATATAACGATAGGCGGCAATTTCTGCGGCCGAGCCTGCATATTGGCCGTCGTGCGGTTCAAGCGGGTTTATTAAAACGTTCTGCGGTATGTTCTTATGGTTGTACAACGTGCGCGGGCTGTTATAATAAGAAAAGTCGGTGTCGTCATATCCGCGGGCAATCCATTCTTTGATGGTTCCGACGCGTGCGAACGCGCGTTCGGGAAACCAATAGTCGGGGTCGTCTTCGGGGTCGCGGTCGAACGAAGCGCAAAGCCCGACGACATCGAAGTCGTTGAACATGGCGTTCAATTGCGCGACGGCCATTTCTTTTCGGTCGATGCCTTCGGCTTTCAACATCGTCTTAAAGTCTTCTTCGGTGACCAACACTTCGGCGCGCGGTAGGGCCGACGCGATTGCGCGGATTCGTGCGGCCTGTTCTTCGGCGCAATCTTTTTTGATGAACGGAACCGACTTGAACTTCGCGCCTTCGACCTTCCATTCGTGCGGCACGACGAACCCATGTTGCTTTGCGATATAAACCGCGGTCGCAACGGTAACGGTGTTGTTGAATCCGCGCCAACGCTTTTCGCAATCGTTTTCGTTCTTGAAGCGCGCGTCGGCCTTCGACCATGCGACCCAATCAGAACAGTCAAGGCCCGACGATTTTGCGGCCATGCCCATTCGCAACCATTCAAGATAGTTCAGCCCCGCGGCGGGGGTATCGTTCATAAGTTCAATCATCTTTTCGGAATCGGTCATTTATGTCACTTCCCTTTCAATCTGTTCAAGTGTCACCGCAATCAGCTTGCAAGTGAATTCGCTATTTCCATGTTTCAAGGCCAATTCGTTTGCGGCCTTGTAACAATCTTCCCAATTCTGTTCGGTTCCCTTCATGCCCCCGAAAGAACAATGAAGCCTATATAAATCCGCGTATAATTCGCGCAATTTCGGGCGTTCGACCATGTCGTTCTTTCCCCCTTTCCTTATATAATGAAGGTGCTTCGGTTGATTCGTTTATGCAATTGTCAAGGTTCGGGAACATTATAACGCCTAACCTTCGCAGTTGTCAACCTTATTTTTCAAAATTTACAATATCCTTGTTATCGTTTCCTGTTTTATCATATCACGCCCGAAGCCTTTTTTCGGTGCTGTTTGTTGAGATTCTGTGAATTAACATTGGCGCGCCTAATACGCATCGAAAAACAGGTTTTCGGGTGGTATAATAACGCCATCATCAAACGAGGGGGGTCTTGCTGATATGGCAAAGACAATCATCGAAACCGAACACGATTCGGTCGTTCTTCTTTCCCGTGAATCCTATGACATGATGCGCGCAATGATGACCGCGTCGAACATGCGAAGCGTAGAACTTGCAAAGATGCGCGATAAGTTCGAATCCCGTGTGGTTGCCGACGATGCCAAAGAAAAGTCGCGCGGGTATACCAAATATTATACCGTTTCGGAAGTTCTGAAGCTGTTCCGCGAAACGTTCGAAATCGTTCCCAAAGAACCCGAAACGACCGAAACAACCGAAGAAGGTGATGAAGCATAGCACGTTCGATCTTAATCATCGGCGAATCGGGTAGCGGCAAGACGACAAGCCTTCGAAACTTGCCGCCCGATTCAACCTATTACATTGATTGCGACGGCAAGGGGCTTAGTTGGCGCGGTTGGCGCGAACAGTTCAACGCGAACAAGAAGAATTATTCGCGTTTGGGAACCGTCGAAGAAGTCAAGGCTTTCATGCAGAACATAAGCGACAAGGCCCCGCACGTTAAACACATCGTTGTCGACACGTTGAACGCTTTGATGCTGAACCTTGAATTCGAACGCATGAAAGAAAAGAACTTCGACAAGTGGGTCGATTTGGCCATGTGCGTTTGGGATTTGGTGCAACTTCCGCAGACATTGCGCGACGACATGACAGTGATATTCGTCGCCCATTCGCAGACCGAACGCGATGAAACAACGGGCGCGACGTTCACGCGAATGCTGACCAACGGCCGCAAGCTTGACAAAGTGCGACTTGAATCGAAGTTCACGACGGTGCTACTTGCAAAACGCACCGATTCGGGCGATTATGTTTTTCAGACACATACCCGCGGCAATGATACCGTTAAGACCCCGTTGGGCGCAATCGAACCCGACGAAATTCCAAATGATGTTGTCAGTATCATTTCTGCACTAGAATGCTATTAATAACGGAAAGGATGTTTTACAATGATTAAGTCTTTCAATGGTGTTTCCGAGTCTTACGCAAAGAAGGCCGACCCCGTTCCCGTCGGTTCTTACGTCGGCATGATTAAGGCCGCGTCGGTCGAAAAGACGAAGTTCGGAACCGACGTTCTTTTGCTTGAATTCGATATCACCGAAGGCGAACAGGCGGGATATTACGCAAAACGGTTGGCCGCTGACCTTGCAGACAATCCCGAAGCAAAGACGAAAGGCGTTTACCGCTTGAACCTTCCCGTCGGCGACGGTTCCGAAAAAGACGGTTGGGCAATCAATAAATTCAATAAGATGTTAGGTTCCGTTGCGGCATCCAACGCGGGGTTCAAGTGGGCGTGGGATGAAAAGACGCTTGTTGGCAAAACCGTCGGTTTTGTGTATCGCGAACGCGAATGGGAATACGAAGGCCGAAAGGGTTTCATGACTGAAGTTGGAATGTTGTGTTCTGCGGATGACGCGCGAAAGAATAAGATTCAGTTGAAACCGCGATTTCTTGCGAATAAGCCCGCGCCCGCGCTTGCAAGTTTTGCCGCAACGACTGAAGAAGTTCCGTTCTAATTGCGGGGGGTGTGCTTATTGGCTTCCACATTTGACGTTTGCACGAACCTAAAAGCAATTAACGCGACATTGGAACGAATTGCCGCCGCGCTTGACGTATTGGCCGAAGCGGCAATTCCTTCCCCGCCCCCCGAACCGAAGCGCGAACATCTTGTCGGGTCGCGCGAATACGTCGCCGACCATCCCGAGATATACGGGGTATTTGGTCACGATGATTTAGAAGATTTCCGCACCGAATCCGAAATGATTGAAATGCTGAACAAACGAAGGGTTGGTGTTTGATTATGGTTCTTATTTGGCTGTTTGGCGTTGTTTACGCGGTCGTGACTTTCCTTGCCCCGTTCTACATCATGGGCGTTAATAGCAAGCTGAAGGAAACGAACGAAATCTTGAAGCGACTTGAAACAAGGGTGTGAACCGATGGTATATATTGAAGATACGCGGCAGCAGGTCGGGAAGCATGAAACCATCGCGCGTTATATGTCTGAACACGGGCATTCGATGATTCGTTCGAAGCTGTTGGTCGGCGACTATCAGCGCGCGAACGATGGTTCGATAGTCGTCGACACAAAATCGGGCGTTCTTGAACTTATGCAAGATGTGTTCAAACAGCACGTTCGGTTCCGAAACGAACTTATCACCGCACAAACCGCAGGAATCAAACTGTTCGTTCTGATAGAAGAAGAACTTCCCAACAAGCGGCTTTCTGATTGGTCTTCCCCCCGTTTCAGTTTCTACGGGGCCAACCGCGGCCGCAAGTTCACCTATCAAAGCCCCGCCAAACTGCGGCGCGCGCTTGAAACGCTTTCAGACCGTTACGGGGCGACCTTCATCTTTTGCGCACCCGACCGCGCGGGCGAATACGTCGTTCGATTGCTGAACGGTGAATCAGTCCCGACGGGTTGGTGTTTGACTGAATAAGAATTGAACGGGGGTGGTCACCGTGTAGCGTGCGGCAAAACCGCCGAAACGTTGGTCGGGCCTACCCGACAATAATCACGGGGTTCATCGGGGTTCGTTCGCGTTGCAAACATAACAAAGTCTGTTTGGTTGCTATATCTTGTGGCGGGATATTTGCGAACACGCCCCGATTTTTTATTGAATTGAAAGGGTGATTTGATGAAACTCTACGAAATCAACGAACGCGCCGCGGCTATCCTTGCCGCACTTGAACCCGACGACGAAACGGGCGAAATCGTCGCAAACGAAGAAGAACTTCTTGACGAACTTGAACAGCTTGCAGAAGACAAGCATGAAGTGTTGTCATGGTTGGCGAAAGAACACTTGAACGCCCGCGCCGAAACGGATGCGGTGCAGATTGAAATAGACCGCTTGCGCAAGAAAAAAGACAAGGCAACCGCACGCGCAGAACGTTTGCTGAACATCATCGACCGCGAAAGCGGGGGAAGGAAAACCGACTTCGGGGTCGCGACTCTTACTTACCGCAAAAGCAAAGCGGTCGTCGTTGACGACGAAAGCGCGGTTGTTGATTGGTGCAACAAGACGCGCGATTATGTCGACGCGTATCGGGTCGAATACAAAATCAGCAAACCGATATTGAAACGCGCGATTGAAGAAGCCGCCGAACAAGGAACGACCGTTGACGGCGCGCACATTGAAGAACGCGTTTCCGCGTCTCTTAAGTAATTAAGTAAGGCGGGATAAATATGTCTGAACTTGTATATTTTCAAGGGAAAAATATTCCGTAAAGCCTTACCCTAAAGGAAAACAGTCTAATTATAAATTGGGCGAATATATGAAACCTATAATAATTAATGAAGAATAAAACGGGCAAAAACAACCCCGCCGAAAACCGGCGGGGTCTTTTTTTATTCAGAATCTTCCGAGTCGGTCATCGCCGAACGGGGATTAACGCGCAATAGGCGGCAAGGCAAGCGGGGATTCGTGCGGCGGGCGTAACGTGTCCCGCGCGGGTCGGTAAACGTCCCGATTTCGACGCGTTTGTAATTGTGAACAACTTTTTGAAAAAACGCGAAAAAAGACGGCAAAAACACAATATATTAAACTGCTAAAAAATCCGCGGTACGGTATAACGTCAAAATGTATAAGAAATGCATATTATACAGAAATATCCGCAAAAACGGCAAAAACGCGTATATTTATGCAAAAAACGCGCCCGTTAGACGCGTTTATACATTTGCCTATATGGATAAATACCAATTAAAAATGCTAAAAATCGCTTAGAATCGAACGCGCGCACAGAAATGCGTACGCTATTTTTATAGACTTTGGTCTGTTTATGCGTATGCGTTAACGTGCGCATTTTGCGCATTATATGCGCGCCAAAAAAATCGATTGTACGCGATTTTTATATATGCCACATGAAGAAATATTCACTTGTTTTTTCTTATGCACGTTTCGCGGCATTTTTCTAAAAAACATTGAAATATCAACGTTTTTTACGTGTCGGAAAAATGCATAAACGGTCGAAAATGCATAAAAAACGCGGTTTTTTGGTAGTCAGTAAAGGTCAAATTGAAAATTTAGGGTGTTTTTGCCCGTTTTCGTCACTCAAAACGGCACGAACTTGAGTTTTCTATCTTTGTAAAATCGTTAACGCGTTCGTTGCAATTGTCAACATGTTCATATGAGCAATTATTCATACGTTCATATGATACGGCAAGCGACAATAAACCGACATTATGACAAGGTCATCTAATACGCCGTATTAGGTGATATAATATGCAAGGTTGTTTGTTCAATACCTACAAACAAGCTTTCACGCTTTAGCGCGTTAAAGTCCATTACGTTTATAGACTTTCCCGATGTTGGTAAAGTCTAACTTTATTTGTATCGGCTAACGCTGTTAGTGTCAACTAACATTGTTAGCGCCAACTAACATGGTTTGTACAACATAACACTTTAGTTCTTTATCACTTTAGCGCGATGAAGTGAAAAAGTTGCACGTCATGATTGACACTTCATCGGTTTATCACTTTATCACTTTAGCGCACTATGGCGAAAAGAGCACGAAAAAAGTGGGGCGTAAAACGTCCCACTTCGTGCTGATTGTCAACGCGCGTATATTTCGACGCTGCCTTCCGTGATTGTCGCGTCCAAATAGAATTTATATATTCCGCTTATATTGAACGTTGCACCATAACATTGACTCTCACAAGATACCGCATTTGTAACGTTATCATATCCGCTTGAACACATAGCATAACGCGAACAAAATCCAAAATTGTTATCAGCCCATTCCGCATAAACAGAACGACCGCCATTAATAGCGATATTTGAAAATAATATCATGTTGTCATTTACTCTTAGGTTTACATTCTGTGCGGCGCGCAAATGTGACTCAATACAAATTTCGGTATATTCATTCAAGTCAATTTCGAATTGCGTCTGTTCGGCGTCAAGCGTTGCAACGTTTTCCCAATTGTCCTTGCCTTTATATTCCGCGCCTATTGTAGCGCATGCCGCCGCTTTTTGTTCGTCCGTGTATTCCGTCACTGGGTCGCATAGCGCGGTTGATACTGCCAAATCCATGTTAGAAGGCGTTATCGGTCTGTTGTTGTTGGTTCGGTTTGCTATCTGCGCGTTTGTAGCGGCGACGATATATGCGCTCCCGTCGCTAAAAATGCCCATTCCCAAAGCGTTTTGAAACTTTGCACCGCCTATATTATCACTTGTTGCAATCGGTACAGATTGCAAAGCCGTTTCGCCCAAAGCCGCGCCATTGCGGATGGTGTCAAGGTCTGTTATAACGTCTTGCTTCCCCTCAACCGTTTCGGTTAGTTCGTCCACATCGTCCGCCAAACCCTCAACCGTATCGTTCAGTTCGTCCACGGCGTTATCCAACGTTACGACTTCTTCCGCAAACGCTTCCACGGTGTCGCACAAGTCGTCCACGGTATCGCCCAAAGAATCCACGGCGGTTTCCAACGCGGTTACCCTTGCCGCAAGGGCGGGCGTTTCTTCCGTGTCAGCGTCCGCGCCAACGTCCGTTCCGTCCTTAATTTCAATAGCGGGAGCCCACAAGGTCGGCAAGGTCTTTTGCCCGTCAACCCCAAACATGCCAATATACAGAGCCCCCGCTCGTCTAAGCGCCCGCGGGTCAATGTCCACGGCGGAACGGTCTGCGGGAACGGTAACGGGGAACGTTTTACCGTGCTCCCCGTTCTTAAATACCGCTACCAACGTATAACCGTTATACTCACTATCACAATTAAACTTTATCTTATCAATATATTCCGTTTCCGCTATCTGTTGCGGGACGGTCTGCGGCAAGCTAATAGCGCGGTTAGCAACTGTAAGCGTAATTTCTGCCATTGCGTTTCCCTTCCTTTACTTTATAACAACCTTGCGGGTTGCCGTCAGATTACCACAATTTAAGGTTATATGGCAAACGCCCGAGGCGTTAGCACTCAATACGCCGTTAGCGGTAATTGTAGCAAGCTCATTGGAGACCGTCCAAAGTTTAGCACCGTGCCGCGAACAACGTGGCGTTGTGGTTCCTGTCAGCGTTACAACGTCCCCAACGTTTAGGGATATCGTGCCGCCGCCCTCTTGACCCTTTACGGTAATTTCAACCGATTCCGCAATCGGGTCACCCTCGTAACCTTCTGCGTACATGGTCGCGTTGCACCACGGCGGCAAACAAGCGCCCCCAGAAGCTGCCGCGCCCGCTTCCGTGCCGAAACAATGCGAACGCGACGCCATAACGGATGTCATAAGCGGCGAACTTTCCGCCGTGTCGTAATTATCGCGGTCAAGCCATGTAACGTCTATATGATACCAATCGCCGCCGATTTTTACGGCGTTCCACGCGTGCTCCTTCCCCTTTATCGGTTGCGCGGTCGCGTAACCGTGCACGCTTATACACTCAATCCCGCAAGCGCTGCAAAGTATCGATAACGCGCCCGCATAACCCGAACAAACGCCTTTTCCGTCTACCAATATGCAATCGGATTCGTAATAGCCGCCGTTATGGTCGTATTCCGCTTTATCTTTTATCCAATTCACAAGATAGCAGACGGTTTCATATTCCCCGCACTCGGCAAGCGCGGCGGAGCTTACTGTTTCAACGGTCTCTGAAAGCTTGCCGCCGCGGTCGGTCGGTATCGCGTCCACATCATAGTTAACGCTATTGCCCGCGGCATCCTCAATGCTTACCGTGATAAGATAACGTCCCTCACGCCGCGGCGTGAAATCCAAATGCGGGTTCGTGCTTATTTCGTGAAGTTCCCCTATATACTCGCGGTTTGTATTGCTAAACTGCTGATAATATACGTCATATACATAAACGAACGGGGCAACGCCGCCTTCCGTAACGGTCGTAAACCGCGCAGCTTTTCCGACTGTTAAAAACGGGCTTTCGCAAACGGTATAAGCCAAAGTAAACCCGTTGTTTTCGCCGTTGCAATACGCGTAACATATCGGGCGTTCTTCCCCGTCCGCGGTTTTTGCTCCCCATGGGTAATACGCTGCGTTTATATCGTTATCCATATATGCCCAAGGCGTGGTTAGCGTGATTTCTTCCGCACTTGCCGAAACTGTCAACAATGCGGCGGCAAGTAGCGCCGCCGCCATCCTCTTTCCCGCTTTCATGCTGTTTAATCCTCTACTTCCTCTAACGTTATATCCGTGTATTCCCCGCTCAGTACGTTATAGGTATATTCCGCTAAGTACATTTCTATATTGATTGCGGCGTCCTCGTCCCTTACCGTTATGCGGTCGTACAAATGAAACTTGTAATAGTTGGCGAGGCTTATGTATTGCGGCACAATCGTTAAATCTACAAAGCTTGTATCAAGTGAATATCTCGGACGGTTAAGCGCTCCAACTTGCCCGTTAAGGTCGGCGGTTGCTTTGGCTTGCAATTCCGCTTTAGCCGCGGCAACGTCCGCCGCGCTTGTGCTTGCCGCCTGTACATCGTACTGAATATAGCGGGTTCTTCCGTTTCTGCTATATTGGTAACGGTTAGCGGCGTGTACTGCACTACCATACAAGGGCTGATTGTCCGCCGTCTTGCCGTACGGGATAATACAAGTAATTGTATTAGTTGTATCAATGGTAAGGTTAGCGCTTAAAAGGTTTTTGCCGTATTCGATAACGTACGAGGCTTTTCTTCCCGTACGCGGAACAATATAAAGCGTTTGCCCGTCCCTAACCAATGACCCTTTGGTTTGGGATAATATACCGTTATCGCTCGTAAGAATTTCCATTGGCGTTTTCAAAGCCGCGGTTATATGCTCGTTATTCAACTTAAAGGGCGCGTTGGTATAGTCTTTAATCAAATACCCCAAGTTATCTAAATTGTTAGTTAGGTAACTCGTGCTTTTCATATAAGTACTATAGAACGCCGTAAAGTTTGCGGATGACGTTAGCGGCATATTGGGTTTAAATACTGTGTCGTTCCAATCATACGTTAGGTGTTGCGCGTATACCTTAACCGTTCGGCTGCCGCTATCCGCTTTAACTTTGTAAATGCGGAACGGTTGCCGCCTTGCAAGCGTTAGCGTTATCGAGCCCGCTGGCGCATCGGTTCCCGTTTGAACTTCGACCGTTCGCCCCGTGTTCGTCAAGTTGCCCGCGGCAATGTAACCGACCGCGCCGCCCGTCATGGTTGCAACCCGATAAAACGTTGTACCGCTTGACGTTGTTTCGCTCAACTTTTGGCATTCTTCGCCGCTTGCAAGCTGATAAACGCGAACGCCCGCGGCGGGCTTTGAACGCAACCAAAGCGATTGCGCCGTGCGGTTTGCCCAAATTTCGCGGGTTTCCGTTCCCGTTGTAGAAGACGGCACGTTAATTTCGGGGCTTTCGCGAACGGGCGCGGGGGCGCATATCACGCGCCCATATCGTAATGAATCTACACGCTTGCCGCCAACGGGGAAAGTTGCGGCAAGCTCAAGGTAACTTGCCGCCTTTTCAGTTATAGTACACTCAATGGGGGTAAGTACGCCGAAGCCCAAGCTGTTAAGGTCGTCCGTGTTGCTTTCGTGCAAAGTGATTATAGGATAATCCACGCTTGTTACTTCCCCCTCTTTAATAATCGCGTTCGCGGCTCTCAACCGTAAGCTTTAGGACGTTGCCGCCAAACGTAATATCTTTATAACCGTTGCCCGCAATGGTCGGAAACTTAGCAAGCGTTGTTATTTCGTTCGCGTTGCCGTTGGCGGTGTCCTCGTAATATATCTCCCTAAGTTCGGAATCTATATAAAGCGGATAGGAAAGGTTACTAAACTCGATACGGTTACCGCTTCCCGTTCCCCATTGAATCCAACCCGCGCCGCCGCTTGCGCTTGTTCTGCCAACGCGGATTCGCGGCAAGCATTCCGCCGTTGCCGTGTTGTTCAACCGATAACCCGCCGCGCCTTGTGAGGAGTTAATGTTTGTGGTCGTGGGGGAAACCCAATAACGGTACGGGTCGCAAGTGAACGGGATAGTTAACTCATAGCCTTTTCCGTCAATTTCGGAAACCGCTTTTATTTCCTCAAACAAATTGTATTTCCTGTACCGAGTTTCGTCGTCTGAAAAGATAACGTTATTGTTATTCCTCAACCAATTCAAGATATAAACGGGCGTGCTTGCCGTATGCCCCGCACCGAAACAAACGGCGTTTCTTGTTACCGTTTCACGTTCGCCGCCGCCCGTAAGTAAATACCCGTCAAGCCCAAGAACTTTGCGACGTTCAAATCGGCGGGCGGGCGCGGTTACTATGCTATCAACACTTTCCACGTTTAGGCTCCTCGTATATGAGTAATCTGCAAACGTTCCGTCTTTCCCCAATTGAAACCAATACAAAGCTATACCCCCTTCCCCTTTAGTCGCTCATGCGGACGCGTCCGCCGCCGCCGCCCACGATACGAGAGCCGCCCTTGGTGTCCAATTCCGCAAGCCCCTTTTTAATCTGTATTAACAACTTGTCTGCTAAATCCGTGCCGTCCGCAACATCAGCATTAATCGTTATGTTTATGCCCTTTATGTTATTGGTCGTTCCGTTCTTCCACGTTTGTTCTGAATCCATTTCGGCGCGTTGGATTGGCGTTAATTCCACTTTATCGGGCTGTATAAGTTCTTCAATGACTTGCGGGATAACGACCGCCGCTTCTTCGTTATATTTTTCCGTTATTGCTTGTTCTTCCGTTGTTTGTATGCCCAAATGCCCGCGGACGCTCTCGGGAATTGCATTAACTACGGCGTTCCAAAGCATTGCACCGAATTCTTCCATTTTCTGCGTTATCCAATTCCAAAGCGGTATTAATACGTTTGTTTTTAAGTTATTCCAAAGCCCCGTTAATCCGTTTTCGCCGTCCCCCCAAAGGTCAGCTAACGCGCTTTTCCATTCTTCCGCGGCGGCTTGCCCTTCTTCCGTGTCCATATCAAAGAGCCCGTCTATTCCGCCGTTAAACACGCCGTTTAGCAAGTCGACCCAAATTTTAGCAACCCTAAGTACTGCCGCGCCGTCTGTAAGGATATCGGGCAACCATTCTGCAACGCTCTTTTGTATCGCGTCCACGTCCAACTCGCCCGCGCTAAAACTATCTTGTATTGCCTTGCTTACCGCTCCAACCATGCTACTAACGTCATTAACCAACGGGGTTACCTCAACCGCAAACATTGCGCCCAAGTTGTCTTTCATTGCCGTCCAATTGTTCTGCAAGTTGGCGTAAGCGTCAGAAAGCGCTATAAGGCTTGCGCCCTCGTCCACGGTCATAACGAAGCCAACTTCCAACGCGTTTTCCCTTTGGTCGCTGAACGCTTTCCAATTGTCCCCAATAACGGTTTGTAGCTTTTTTACGGATTCTTCGCCAAATAGCTTTTGCAACTGCGCGTTGGATAAGTTGCCGCCGTTCGCCAATATGCTTTCGTATATGCTTAACCAGTCGCCGCCTTCTACGGCGTTCCCAAACGTTTTGCTAAAGGCTTCGGGCGTAAGCCCTAAGATTTCGGCAAGTTTGCCTAAGTCCTCTTTGTTTCCCGTTGCAAATTGGGTTTTGAATTTGGTAAAAGCGTTGTAATAGGCGGCGGGGTCAATATCGGACGTTTGCGCGGCATACATGGTTTTCATGTATTCCTCATAGCTCACGCCGTTCATCATTGCCGCCGTTGCCGCGTCATCGTAAGAAGTTGCCGCCTCAATCGCGATTTTCCACGTTGTTTCGCAAAGCGCCTTAACGCTTTCCGCAAGTTCCGCCGCAACATTCTTTGCCGCTTCCAAACCCGACTTTAGCACCGCGCCCAAACTTGCGCCCGACTTTTTAAGGTTATCGGCGCTTGTTTTGGCGTCGTCCATGCTATCGCCCAAGTTATCGGATTCTTCCGTGGTTTTCTTAAGTTGGGTTTCTTGCGTTGCCAAAGTGGTTTTAAGGGCGGTTAGCTTGCTTTTTAAGTATTGGGCTTCCTTGCTATCCTCGCCCTTAATCTTTACCGCCTTTTCATATTCTTCCGTAACTTTGGCAATTGTCTTTTTTTGTTCCTCTATCTGTTTCCTTAAAAGCGTTTCCTTTGTTCTAAGGTTTTCGGTTGTTGCGCCGTCCCGCTTCATTTCCGCGTCGTTTAATTTCATGTCCGCGGTAAGCTCTTTGGTTTTCTTGCCCAAATCCGCCATAGCTTTTTGAGCCTCGGACGTATCGAAAACAATATTAGCGCTTATATTCTCAGCAGCTGCCAACGTTCTTCCCCCTTTGCTTAAAAGTGCACGTTGTCTGCGGTAACCTTTTTATACTTCCGCTTGCCAATCGTTATAACGTCCGATTGGGTCTTCTTCCGTGCCATATACCCAAGAAACATATACAAGCTATCTAATTCCGTGCGGTCTAAGTCGAATAATGAAATATGTAAAAGCGTTATAAACGTTTCTTCCAATTCCAATAACCAATCATACGCCCGAACGTCATCATAAGCGGGGGCGGCGGCGCTTGTTATATCGCCGCCCCGTTGTGGAAATTTGATGCGTTAAGCACGTTTGCTTCGCGGATAATTTGTGTAAGCGCCCCCAATAGGTCGGCGGCGCGCGCGCCCTTTTCGATTTCTTCAAACGTTGTATCACCCTCAAAGCAATCTGCAACCAGCGCCGTTATAGCGTCCAACTGTTCCCCCGCGTCCAACGTTTCCATAGTGGTTTTGAGTGCTTGTGCCCTCTTAAGCGTTCCCCAACGGACGGTATAACGAACAAGGGTTTTAACGGGCTTATCTTCCGCACCATACAAAACAAGCTTTACCATTCTTTTTACCTCTTTCCAATTTTCAATTGTACGCCGTTTTCAGAATTAAAAACGGGTATTTATCCATTTGCCAACTCAAAAACGCGTTAGAATTTAACGCAAGCTATGCGGACATTGCCCGCCGTACGCGGACAAACAAAAAAAGCGGGCAAGGCGGGGAAACCCGCCCGCCCGTCATATCATAAGCATTAAGGCTCAGTAGGAACAACAGGATACTGATTGAACCATGTGGCGGTGGTCACGGTAGGATCAATGCGGTTATCCGCTTCAACGTACTTGACGGGCAAATCGTTATGCGCCGCAGAAGTGCCGAAGTTCCACTTATGAGTCGTGGTAATTGCCGTATAAGTAAGGGTTGTGATTTTCTCGTTTATATCGGTCGTTTTGGTTTCCATTTCCTCTTTATAAGGTTCAAATTTACCCTTAAGAAACCAATAGAACTTTTTGCCGCCCTCTACATCGGTTTCGAAACCAAGCGCATAATAACCCGCGTCACATTCTCCGTTATTCCACAAGCGCTTACTATTAGTTCCCGTACTGTTATACAGATAACCCAAGATAGCGGCTTTGGTTTCGGTGTCGATACCCGCAACGCCCAATGTAAGTTTGGTTTCGCCTTCGGTGGTGGTGGTATAATATGCGACGTTGTCGTAATAACGGGTTTTAGTTGATACGTTGGGCTCGATAGCGATAGTAGCAACGGGGGCAAGTCGCTTAATTGACTGCGGTGTCCATGTGTTAATGCTATCGGTAGTTATCTTGGCGCAATAAAGATTCTTTACGCCCAAGAACTCGCCAAAGTTAGTTTCACTTACGGGCATTTTCTGCACTCCCTTCCTTTAGTAAAACAGAACAAGCGCCGCGGGTTTGTTCGCGGGCGCGGTTTGGAATGAGACGGTAGTATATTCCCCGTTCACCTTGTTAAATGTTGCCGTTTTTGTAGCGCCGTCCACGCTTGCAAGGTAAAGCGGGTTGCTTGCGAACTTATACGGAATTCCGTATTTATCACCGAAGCCCAAATCTACGGTAACGCCCGCACCGTCCATAGCGGGAACGGTAATTTTATTAATTTCGGTAAAGGCAACCGAGCCCGTTACGGTGGTCGCGCTATCAGCGGTAAAGGCGGGCAATTCTTCAACCTTAGAATAACCGTTAATGTCCTTCCCGTATACCTTAACGCGTACCGCTTTAATGTTTGCCGCCGTTCCGCCGCTTGTGGCGGTAACGTTTCGGGCACAAGGCAAAACGGCGTGACCGTCATCGGGATAAAGAGTAACGGTTTCGGTTGCACTACACGCGCCGCCGTCTATGATTCCGTCAGCGTCCGCGGTTGCACCTTGTTCCTTAGTCCAATGCAGGAACGCCGCCCGCGCTTCATCGGCGGGAACGTTTACGGCATCGGTCTGTAAGCGGTTATGGTTGTGGTTCATTATTGTACCTCTCAATCAAAAAGCGGGGACGGGACGCGCCCGCCCCCACAAAGTCGGCAAAGGTATGAAAGAGTTATTAAAGGGACGCGGCACACTTTACCCAACGACCCGCAAGGGCGTAAGTGTCGAAAATGCAAGTGCCGCGGTAGCAATAGCCCCATGCCTTAAAGTCGTCATGGGTCTCAATGCGAATATCTTCCGCAAAGTTAGCTTTAACGCCCTCGTACGGGTCGCCCATAAAGATTACATCATCGGCAACCTTCGCAGAAAGCACAACGGGGAAGCCAAAGCAACTGTAATTGCCGTCCGCGCCCATGACAACCGCGGGGAATTTGTCATCGCGAAGACTATACACGCGGTTCCAAAACGTCTTATGGTTCATGACCATCTTAGCATTTGCGGCATATGCGGCGGGGATATAGCTAATAGCCTCAATGATTTCTGCGGCGGTCGGGGCGGCGCTTGCCCAGTCTACGGCGTTAGTTCCATCGACCCAAGTTTCTGCAGCGTTAATGCCGTGCCCCGCTACGGTGGAGCCGCCGTCACCGTTAATGATTTCGTTCTCAATCTCAATTGCCATAGAACGGGCGATATTGTTTGCAAGCCAATCTTCAAAAGCAGGGATAGCCATCCGCTTAACAGTTGCGGAAATCTCAAGAAGCTTTACAATTTCCTTGCCGTTAAGCTGAATGCGTGTAACGGTATCGCTTGCGGGGGTAATAGCGCCTGCTTCAGTATGTACGGCGGCGGCGTTTACGGTTCCTTCTACGGGCAATACAAGATAGTTGGGGACGTGCAGGACATCCACAAGGCTAAGCATGGGGGCAAGCTTAGTAAGATTTTCAATAATCTTGTTATTAGTAGTGGTCGGGATAGCATAACCCGCAGACGTGGTCTGCGAATCCATCGCGCCGCGTTCCTCAACGTTAAGGGTTTCGGGCTTATCGCCGCGCATAGTCTTAAGCCAAGCGCTACGATATTCGGGGCTTTCTACGGTATAAACCTTCTTTTCCATTGCTTTGTTACTCTCCTTTTCTTCCGCAGCAAAGTCCTTAATAACCTTGCCCATTGTCTTTACTTTTTCTTCGGTCTGCTTTGCACGTTCGGCGGTTTCGAGAATAGAGGCGCGTTCTTCGTAAAGCGCGTCTGCTTCCGCCGCAAGCGCGTTAACGTCCGCACCGTCCGTTCGGATTTCTTCGCCGATTTCGGCGGCGCGCTTTTCAATGTCGTCAAGCCTTGCCATTGGTTGCGGTTTCTCCCTTCATGGTCATAATTTTAATAAGAGTGCTTACGCGGGCAACCTCTTTTGCGCGTTCTTCCGCTTCCGCGGTTTCCTTTTCAAATTCCATTTCAAAGAACGAACGGGCTTTAACTTCAGTCCCCTCGTATGCAGGATTATCAACTAACGAGACATCTATAACCATAGAAATTGATTTAATTTCGTTGGTTTTACTCTCTCTATTATACTCAATTACAGACGGTACAAAAGCAAAGCTACATTGGTCAAGCCCGCCACATTTTACAACCGTGTAAACATCACGGGCGGACGTTGTGGGGAATAACTTAGCCACAAAGTGCAAGCCCACGTTGTCCACGTTCAAAGCCAAAGAGCCGCCGCGGACGCGGGCAAGCGTAAGCGCCTTTTCATCGTGATTGTATTTCAAACAGCATTTGCTAAAGTCGCAATTATCGAAAGCGCCGCGGTTTATTACCTCTTTGCATTCCGTCCCGTCTTTACGCTTATATAGCACGGTCGGCTCGTCAAACTTTGCGGCATAACCTTCCAATATAAGTTCGCCCGTATCGTCCGCGGTTATGAATTCCGCCGCCCTTGTTCTAATTTCCTTGTCCATCTTCCGCGCTCCCCTATTTAGTTTCTGCGTTCGTCATATTATCAACTTTCGCGCCCTCTTGTTCAGTTTCCTTTATAACGTCCTTCCCCTTTTTGTTCGCGTTAGCGTCTGGGTTTTCATACTCGCCGCGGATAACGTAAGCTTTGCCGCTTCCGTCCTCAATAGGCGGTAAGTTAAAGATCTCGCGGGCGTCGTCTTTGCACATAAGCCCCCTATCAACCATAGCGGTTGCAATACTCAACTTTTCAGCGTTGGTCGCGTACTGCAAACGGTTAGCCGTAAGGGTGATTGAATTCCCGAACGCTATTTGGCGTTCGTTAAACAACATATTGTTTAACACGGCGGAAAGCTGGATAGCAAAAGGCTCTATAGCGCCCTCGTAAAAGGCGGTATAAGTTAAAGAGCTTGCCCAATTGTTTTGTAGAATTTCACGGTTGACACCAAAGTAACTATAAACGTTTTCGTTTATAAGTTTCATTTGTTCCGCGTCCACAACAAACGGGCGGCTCTCAATCTGTTTGACATCTGAATACTTGCCATCAAACATCATAACGCCGCTATTATTGTCCGCGGCTAAGTTGTCATCTACAAAGCGCTTACGCTCCGCCTTAATATCGGGGGCTTTAAGCGCCATTGCAAGTTTAGCCATAAAGCGGATGGTTGCGGACTGCTTAACGCCGTTTTCTATGCTTTCGTTTGTGGTATGCAATAGTGACACGGTCGGCAAAAGCGCGTTATTGTTTTCTCCGAACAAATCATCTTTATACTGCATACGGGTAAGCACACCAACGGATGACAAACGGCAGACCGCCTTTTCACCAACGGGAAAATGATACTCTAACCACGGCTCCCCCGCGTATTCCTTAACCGTTGCCGTATTGGGCAAGACGGGGAAAAAACCAGTAATCGTCTTACGGTCGCGGGGGTCATAGATAGGAACAATAAACGCCGTGTTATTGATAAGGAGACACGTTGCAAGGCGGTAAAGAAATTTCGTCGGGTCGTGCCAAGCGTTGGGCTTATACTTAAGAATGTATTTATAACGTTCCGCTTCCGCACCCGTTACCTCAAAATTTAGCTTACTGCACGCGGACGCGACAGCGTGGATTGCGGCGCGGGTTTGTTCCATCTCATAAAGCCCGCCGTTGTAAGTTGTGAATTTAGGGCTATACGCCGTAAGCGTTTTGAAATAACCGTTAAGCTCCGATTCTTTCGGGGCGGGAGCACGCCCAAAGATATCTTTAATCAGTCCCATAGGTCTGCCCCCTTAATGCTGATATCGTAATCTTTTTGAATATAAATCGTTTTTGCCGTTTTTCCCCTTCTCATATTACCGTTAGGGATAAAGCCCGCTTGTATCAATTCATATTCCGCGCCCATAAAGTCTTTATAAGCTCCCGCCGCGTTTTCGGACGTGTTTTCCAAGTGGTAATCGATTTGAAATACAAATTGGCGGCGGGAAATAGCGTTATCATAATGTGCCGTATCGTTGTCGGATATAATCGAATATATAAACGCCTTTTCGGGGGTTTCGTCTCTAATGGTTGCATCTTCCGCCCTAAGTGCTATGCCCTTTTGCGTACAATAGGTAGACAAGGCAGAATATACAAGGGAATAAGGGTCGGTTGCTACATGGGGCATTATTCCCCGCCCCCTTCCGCGTCCGCAAGCGCTAATTGGTTTACCATGCTGTTATAACATTCAATATAAGCGCGCTTGCTTTCGGGCGTAACGTTTCCAAAGTGGGCTTTAACCCAAGTAGCAACGGCGGCATGATATACGCCCGTTGGCTCTTTGTCATCCCCAACGCCCGCGTAATACATGGTAGTTTTAGCTGCAGCTATAAGGTCGGTTATTTCTGTATCGAACGCGGTTGTTTTTAATCTCAGCGCGTTCCGCGTGTATGTAAGGTAATCAAACGCCAATAGTTATTCCACCTTTACTTGCTTCCGTTAACCATGTCTTGCGCTATTGTATCGCCAATTTTCTTAAATTGCCCGTTTTTAAATTTGTTCATAGCAGGGCGAAACCAAGGGCATTTTGTAAATGTGGGCGTTCCATACTCTTGAAATCGAGAATGCAATAGCGCTTGCAATTCCGCGGGCGTGTACTTTTCGTCACAAAATATGCCGACTTCAACCCCGTTCCGCACCTTGCGGCGGCGGACGAAATCGGCGGCGTGTATATAACCCGCCTTGTTTATCATGCTCCTATGGGGTTCCAACTTCCGCTTAAATTCCTTTTCTAACCAGTCGGCGCAAGCGTCCCCAACTTTGGATTTAATGCCCTCAACCGTTCCGCACTTTTCCGTTACAAGCTTTTCCAAAGTGCTTGCAAAGGATGCCATATTGGTATAGCCCGTTTTAGCCATTGTTTGCCGCCAACTTTCCCGAACGTTGCAACGTTAGTTCCGTGTAACCGTCTTCGCGTTCGTATACTCTTATAACGCGATAGCGGTAACCCTCAACCTCAATGGTTTCTTGTTCCTCGTAATCGTCCGAACGGATAAGCGCGGACAAATCAACCTTTAAGCCCGCAGCGTGCGCGCTATAAAATTCCGTTCGGGTTACGGGGCGCAAGGTTAGAAACACTTCCGCCCGTGTATCGGTCGCAACCTCAAAGCCCGCCGCATTTGTGGTGTACGTTCGCGTTATAAGCGTTCCAACTGCATCTCTCACGTTAGACCGTACCCCTCTCTTTGGTTCATGTTTTTTAGTTCTTCCATGCGGTCGCGTGCTACTGCCATAGCGCACAAAAGGGCAACGGTTCCATCTATGCGCTTACGGTTGTCAGCGTTTTTGACGGGTTGTATATTGCCGTTAATGTCACTTTTGCTCTCGGTATTTGCAAAACACATTTTAAGAACTGGGTTACCCTCGTAAACTACATGGTTTAACTGCAATTCGATTTTTAAATCTTTCATCGGTTCGGATAGGGTTTTAGCGCCTTGCCGTATCGGATGCATACAACGTTCCCCGAAAATCGCCTTAAACTCTTGTGTTTCTTCCGCAGTTATATGCCAAGGGTCGTAACCAAAGTGCAACGGTATAACCTCGTAAGTATCGGCAAGTTCCTTAAACCATTCCAAAAATATACTATGCGGAACGCGGGGCGCGTCCACTACGCGCAAGAACCCACGTTGCGCCCAAAGGTTATACGGCATATTGTCCCGTTCGCGGGCGCTTCCCTCTTTCGGGGGTTCAAGCGCTTTTGCGGGTAACCAGTACATTGACTTAACGTATATGCGCGGGTCGTTCTTCCGTGCGAAGACGGCAACGGCGGCGTTAAGGTCGATAGTATCGGCGGCATCAAATCCACCAATGAAATAGTCAAATTCCCGCGGGTTAAAGCTTTCGTTACCGCTTTCGTTATCGAAATCTTCCCAACGGAGCCAACTTGTGCAACCCGTTTGTTTTAGGCAGAATTCTTTAACCATGACGGTCGGCAATAAGCTTATATCTTTGCGCGCCCTTGTTACTATCTCTTGCATATAATCGAGGCTTTTGATTGTCCCCAACGCGGGATTGGCTTTTATCCACGCTTCGGGCTTATTGATTTCTGCAAGCCCGTCAAGCTCATAGATAAACGGCAATAACCTATCGTCCGAAACTTCCCCGTTTAGCACTTTGGCAGCGTACTCAATTTGAGTATCAAATATACCGTCCCTTATAAATGAATTGGTTGTAATTTCCCATATTTGGGGTTGACGGCGTGCGGATATCGCTTGTCTTATCAAATCATAAACGCCGCGGCTTTTCCACGCGGCAAGCTCGTCAAGGATAGCGCAATGGATGTCCAAACCGTCCAAACTGTTTTCATTAGAGCTTAACGCCTTTATCGTTCCTAAGTTCGCGGGGTTATAGATATCAAACCCGCGCTTTTTAATATGCTTGCTCAATAGCGGGCTTTGCTTAAGCATACTAACCGCGCTATTATAGCTTAGCTTTGCTTGCTCTTTGGCAACGGCGGCGGTTGTGATTTGGGGCGCGCCCTCTCCGTCAGCAATCAGCATATAAAGCATGATAGCGGCAAGCAATGACGTTTTGCCGTTTTTTCGACCCATTACTACAATGACTTCGTTATATTGCCTTGCCCCGTCATCGTCCACGAATCCAAACGCCGCTTGTATAATTGCCTTTTGAAACAATTCAAGCCGCATGGGTTGCCCAATCTTGCCCGCAGGAATGTTACAAAACTTTTCTATAAAGGTAATTGGGCGCGTTGCGCGTTCCTCGTCAAAGTGATATGCGGACGGCGTCGCAATATGATTCAATAGCATTCTGCATACCTTTGTAACCTTATCGCACGCCGTTATATCGCCGTTTATTACCTTTTCGCAATACTCCTGTAAGTAACTCAATTAGAACAGCCCCCGACTACTTGAGACCGTTAAGGTAATCGCTTAAAGCGTCAGTTGTTTCAACCTTGCCCAAATCCTTTATAATCCCAAGCATAGTAACAACGGTTTTATTTGCGGTATCTACCAATTTCGGCAAGTCGCGGAAAAGCGGGTTAGTTTGTAGATTCTCCCGCCCCTTTACATATTCCTTGCTAACGGTTACCGCGCTCGTCTTAAGTTCTTCCCTTATCATGTTTATAGCAATTTGCACGGTTTCATGATTCTGCGCCGTACTGACAAACAACGGGTTATTGGTAAGCCCCAAATCTTCCCCCATTTCCAATAATTCATCGAACGTTACGGGGTTTTTCCTAACCTTTGCCATTATCTCTTTATACCTCTTTACACTTGTGGATAACTTTTGCTTGCTTGCGGGATTTGTCCACAAATCCGCGCATAACCCTTTACCGTGTGCTCTCTTGCCCCATCATTAACCGCTTAGCTTGCCCTAAGGATACCCGCCCACCAATGGGGCACCCTTGTGGATAACTCGTGTATAACTTCCACTTTTATAACGTCCGCTTTCCGTTCGGCGGCGGTATCGTATCGCCGTTTTCGTCAAACCGATAGCGGACGCGGTTAGCGGTTAAGAAATGTTCCTCATTATGACAAGCGCGGCAAAGCGCCTCAAGATTCGAGAACGAAAGCGCTATAGTTGGGTTGTTAACGTTATCGGGCGTAAGCTCAATAACATGGTGTACGATTTTCGCTGGCGTGATATCGCCGCGACTTAGACAACGTTCGCAAAGCCCGCCCACATATTGCAAATAAGCGGCGCGGGTTTTCTGCCAACGTGTGCTATTGTAAAAAGGCTGGTTAACGTTACGACCCTCAATGTAAGTATCGAACGGGTTAAAGTTCTTCCGCATTTCTTCCCCCCAATAAAATAAAGGAACGGCAATAGCCCACAACGCCGTAAATTAAAATGTTTTCGCGTTGGCATTGCTGCCCCTTATTATATCGGATTATATCATATTACAGATACAAACAAAAGCGGACGGCAACCGCCCGCGCCGTG